ATAGTTCTAAAAGAAGAATTATGGAAGCAATAATCAATAGCCGATGAAATCGCAATTCAAAAGGGTGGTTATAACGAATGAATAGAGAAGTAGAACGAGAAAGATTAATTAAGGTATTAAGTAAATATAGTTTGGAGAGCCGATGTGAAAGACATGGCAACCCCTTTGGTGATGATTACTGCAAAGGGTGCAAATATGAAAGTGAAAAATCCTGTGAGGATTCTAATAGAGCCGACTATCTACTTGAAAACGGAGTGATAGTACCGCCTTGTAAGGTTGGGGATGTGGTGGATACTGCTAAAACTATATTTAATGCTTGGAACGATATTACGGGAGCATTGCACAAGGGGACATCTTGGTATTATGAATTAGAAAGTGTAATAGAGGATATTGTGAAGTTGTCTTTCGGCGCAGGAGTTTTGTACCGAGAAGAAGCCGAACAGGCATTGAGAAAGGATGAGGGGAAATGAAAATCATTATAGAAATACCCGATACAACAAACTGTGCTTTTTTTAATTATGTATATACAACAAGCACAGGGATGAGCATGGGTGTCAAGTCAATAAGCACAGACGATATAAGAAGCGGCGATATTCTTGTTTGTAATGGTTACCACCCAACCGAGAAAGGCGGTGCTAATGAATGATAATGAACGTAAAGCGCGTGATGTTCAATGTGCCTGCCTGCGGCTGTGGAAAATCAATTTCTGTTGAGAAGTTTCTTATAGAAATCATGAAGGGCACGAAAATGATTGTTGTAAGACAGAGGGATATAAGAAGTAATAATCTCGGAAAAAAACAAAAAAACATTTACTATTACGACAACCCTGAACTTTTGAAAGGCGGTGGCTCTGATGCGTGATAATTTGTCTAGAGGTAAGCGAGTAGATAATGGTGAGTGGGTGTGTGGATATTATGCCTATTGCACAGATGGGTGCGAATTTTCACATAGAATTTACATCATCCCTGCCGAAACTTATGGCGGCGAAAAATTACACTCCGTTTGGTTTGAAGTTATCCCCGAAACCGTTGGACAATACACAGGCATGGCAGCGTATTGGACTGATTTTGAAAACGAACCGCAAGAAGAAGATGTGTGGGAACACGATTTATTAGAAGTCACCTATAAAGGTAAAAAAGTAATTGCAAAAGTCGAGTTTGAAGTAGGGATGTTTATTCTCTGTTCCAATGAGTTTGCTGACGGCTATATCCCTCTTTTTGATGTAGTCACACTTGATGGCGATGACGGCATAAAAGCAAAGAAAATCGGCAACATACACGATAACCCTGAACTGTTGAAAGGTGGTGCGGAGTGATGTATGAACATTTAGGAAAAACGGCTTTATGCACGGCATTTTACAAGAAAACTAAAGACGGAATTTGTATTGAGTGGAGTGGCGAAGAGGGTGACCCAGCCTTTGTATTAAGGGATGGAATAAAGGGCGAAATGTTGCATTTTGAAGGTGATGGTGTTATCAAGACACTTTACAACCTTGTAAACAAAAAGTTTATCGGTGTTTGTGTTGGCGAAATCGTATTGCCTATAACCGAGTTGCTTTTTGCCGACATAAATGATGACCCATACTACGAAAAACCATATATAGGAAAAGAAATAAAACAATCTTGTGAGTGCTACATCATTTATTATGCAAACAATATGAAACACTATGTGCCAAAAGATTGTTGTGAGTTTTTGAAAGGCGGTGCGGAGTGATGGATAATTGCAACAAATGTTTATATCAACCGGTATGCAATGCATATGCGGCTTTGGGTGTAACTGATGTGCCGGCCGGTGATGTTACGCCTTGTGAGCTATTTAAGAATAAAGAAGACATTGCGGAAGTGGTAAAAATCCGCGAATTTGAAGAACGAGCTACGGTTCGCGCAGTACAGATTGCAACTGACACGGCAAGAAGGCATTGGAAACAAATGCATGGATATAATCCCGAATATCCAAGCACAGAGGAAGAACTTTTGTGGATAATTAATTATGCAGGAGAAGCTATGCATAGTCTTGCAAATGAGATACTCGGAACGGATGAACCATACACAACCATAGGCGTCAAATAGGCGCCTATCGGATAATAGGTGTTGAAGAGGTGATGTGTGTTGTTTGATTATGAAATAAACGTGGATAGTAAAATTGCCCCTGTGTGGCAACTACCTGTAAGCGGAGCAGAACGGACAGGAAACTCATATATATCAATGAGAGCAAAATACCATTGCTTTGTTGATGATGTTTCTCTATGTGGGAAATACCACCAAGATACAACAGATTACGACCACGGAATAACAACCGAGTCTGCTTCCATTTTAGAAACACCGCAAAATGCTTGTAAAAGATGTTTGAAATTGTGGAAAGAACAATACAATGTGGAGGTGCGGAGTGATGGCTTTTATTGATAAAGAAAAAGCACAGATATTTTTTCGGACTGAATGCTTGGCAAAATATCCTGCATCATTCGCAAATGGATTGCTTGCCGCCGCTGACCAACTTGCAAATATGCCTGCCGCCGATGTTGCGGAAGTGGTGCATGGGGAGTGGGAAAAGGTAAGAGTTGTTTCGGAAGAATATGGACATTCACAGGTTTATTATCAGCATAAAGATTGCAAGATATCCCCTACCGAACTATACGAAAGCCCTTATGAACATTGCCCACGATGCGGCGCAAAAATGGATGGAAAGGAAGATGAAAATGTTTAGGTATTATATCAAACGGATTAGATGGCTATGGAAACATAGGGATTGGGCAGATGCTCGGCAGAAGTGGAAAGCGATGCAAAGAGATTGCAGTCTATAAGAGGTGTTTGCGTGAAGATAGTTATTAACGAGATACCGCCAAGCAATAATAAGTATATGGGTAATTCGCACAATTTCAACGAATACAGGCGAGAAAAAGAGCGGTGGCATTGGTTGATTAAGAGTGCGTTAAGCAAGGAGAAAAAGCCAATCAAACCGCTTGAAAAAGCTATCGTAAATATCACATATTATTTTAAGGACAAAAGACGGCGTGACCCTGATAATTATTCGGGCAAGATGCTGTTAGACCCACTCGTGAGAGAAGATATTTTGATAGATGATAGTTTTAACAATGTTACATTGGTTTTGGCAGCAGGGTACGACAAGAACGAGCCGAGAACGGAAATTTTGATAGTTAAGCAATGAAAGCGAGGAATAGTAAATGAGCAAGAAGGCAAGAGAACAAAAGAGAAGAGTAAGGGCGTGGCACAGGCACTATGAAGAGGTTATTGCCACAGAGAGAGGAAAGGTAAAAGGCTATGAGGAATTGGCGATAGTACATAGCGCTTATATAACTATCCTGCTGAAGAAGCTGGGAGCAACAGAGGATAATATGGTTACGATTACGACATTAGAAATTATGGAAGCTCTTCAGAAGTATGAAGCAAGAGCCGTGCCTGCTGAAAACGGCTTTGGCTTATATTGCGAAGTTAAAGAAGAATAAGGGGGATATGCGGTGGAGTTTAGACAAAGGTTACAGCATCTAAGAGAAAAGAAAAGAGTTAGCAGGAAGGTCTTATCTGAACTGTGCGGATTGAACTCTGATGCAGTCAGGCGATATGAGAGAGGGGAAGCAGAGCCGACTTTGCATTCACTCGTGGCTATAGCAGAATATTTTGAAGTGACGGTTGATTACTTATTAGGGAAGTGAGACAAATGAAATATAGAAGAAGCTACAGATAAAGAAAAGGGCATCCTTAGCGGATGTCCTTTTTTATTAGCTCTTTTATATAGCCTTGTTTGGCTGCTTGTTTTTTAAATTTTTTTTGCAATTCCACTTAAAAGTGGAATGTTGTGTAGAAATTGTGGTAGCGTTTTATATGGTGATGATACTCATTTCAGCCTCCTTCTTTTCAATATTCCAAAAGTGCAAAAAAACATTCGAGTGACGTTTCTTCTATCCCACTAGAAGTTTTAGTAGCTCGGACTTACGGATTTAATAATGTTATTTCGTATAAGGGCAATACAGCCAACTTATAATTGGCAAATGGTGGTTCGAGTCCATTAATAACAACCAAAACCGAAGATAGCAAAAAAACATTGTTAGAGATAACACAGACATTTATGTTTCCCTGTTGTGGTTTTATAGAATGTCAAATTAAATAGAAAGGAGCAAGGTTATGTGTGAGAACAAAGTCGGCAGACCTGCAACCTATAAAACACCTGAAGAGATGCAGGCAAGAATAGATGCATACTTTGATAGTTGCTATGGCGAGTACATAACAGACGATGAAGGTAACTTAATGACCGACAAAAACGGACACCCTGTAATGAGCAAACCAAGACCGCTTACCATAACAGGACTTGCTCTTGCATTGGGATTTAACGGCAGACAGGCTCTATTAAATTATGAGGATAAGCCAGAATTTATGGACACGATTAAGCGAGCAAAGGCAAAAGTAGAGCAATATGCCGAAGAGAGATTGTTTGATAGAGATGGCGTAAACGGAGCTAAGTTTAATCTATCCAACAACTTTAAAGGCTGGAGCGAGAAGCAGCAGATTGATAGCAATGTTAATTTGGCGCCTGTAGTCTTTACCGGAAGTGATGAGATTGCAGACTAATGAAATATACCTACCCGACATCATAGGCGCTGGATATGGTGATTATTGGCGTTTTAAAGGGCGCTATAGAGTGTGCAAAGGTAGCCGTGCATCAAAGAAGAGTAAGACAACGGCTTTATGGTACATATATCACATGATGCGTTACCCTGAAGCCAATACGCTTGTTGTGCGAAAGGTATTTACCACACTGCGAGACAGTTGCTATTCAGACTTACAATGGGCGGCGAACAGGCTGGGTGTTTCTCACCTTTGGGATTTTACCCTATCGCCGCTATATGCGATATATAAGCCTACAGGACAGAGGATATTCTTCAGGGGACTTGATGATGCATCCAAGATTACATCAATATCTGTACCGAAAGGGTATTTATGCTGGTTGTGGGTAGAGGAAGCATATGAGATAGACAGCGAAGCTGATTTTGATAAGCTCAACGAGTCTATCCGTGGTGAAATACCTGATTATTTATTTAAGCAGACAACATTAACGCTTAATCCTTGGAGTGAAACCCATTGGATAAAAAAGCGTTTCTTTGATTCAGATAACCCAAACATTCTTGCCAAGACAACAAACTATATGTGTAATGAGTGGCTTGACGAAGCAGACAGACAGGATTTTGAGGATATGAAAGCTCGAAATCCTAAGCGATATAAAGTCGCTGGCCTTGGTGATTGGGGTATAGACGGTGCCCAGGTATTTGAAGAGTTTGTTGATGACCCATCACATTATGATGACAGACGATATACGCATGTTATTCCGCCGTTTACGCCGCCGAAAGAGTGGCACATATGGCGGAGCTTTGACTTTGGTTATGCAAAGCCGTTTTCCTGCGATTGGTGGGCGGTTGATTATGACGGCAGGCTGTATAAGATACTCGAATTATACGGCTGTGTTAAGGGTGAAGCTGATGTAGGCGTTAAATGGACTCCTGATGACATCTTCAAAGAGATTGCTCGTATAGAAAAAGAGCACGAATGGCTGAAGGATAAACACATACACGGCGTTGCCGACCCTGCCATATGGGATAAGTCGCACGGCGTAAGCATTGCAGAGACAGGCGAAAAATATGGCGTGTACTTTGATAAGGGAGACCACAAGCGCCTTGCAGGACTGATGCAGATGCATTATAGATTGCAGTTTGATGAGAACGGCATCCCTATGATGTATGTGTTTACGAATTGCAGAGCATTTATCAGGACTATTCCCTTATTGGTATATGACGAGAACAGACCTGAAGATGTTGACTCGAAGCAGGAAGACCATTGCTACGACTCCAGCAGATACCTTTGCATGGCTAATCCTATGAAGCCTATTAAGGTCGAGAACAGAACGCCAGCGGTGTACAATCCACTTGAAAGTGATATAGAAGTCGATAGATATGCATTTTATCGCAAGTATTAAAGGGGTGATACAGATTGGATATGCAACCAAACGCAAAAGGCAAGACACCAAAAGACTATCTTGCATTGGCGGCACAGAAGCTTATGGGCAAGGCACAGCCTGAAACTGTAGCAGACAACACGCCGGTTGAGCGGACACAAGTCATAGATAAGAAAGCTATTGAGAAGGCGGCAGAAACCTTACGAACGTATAAAGACGGCAAGAAGAA